GTTCAGGAATAATTGGCCTTGTGCGGTATAGCCCGGCACATTGGCGTTCTGGCACGCCTGGGCGACGATTTGGTTCGCGGTCAGCGGCATTGCTGCTCTAGCTCGCCGAGCTCGATCTCGAGCAGCTCGAGCTCGTATTTGTTCTGGTTGAACGTATTATCCATCGCTACTTTATTCGCTTGCTGACTGGCGGTCATTTCAAACGGGCCGCGGCGCTTGCCGGTATCCCAGTCCTTTTGCCATTTCTCAAACATCTTCGCGTGGTTTTCCATCATCTCGGCGAGTTTTTTCTTTTGCATGTCGACGCGGGCCTGGATCTCATGCTGCCGGTATTTGGCATTCTGGCGATCGAGCGCCTTGGTGACCTTGTCGAGCACGGCGTTGAGCTCGTGTTCGGCGCAATCGCGCGTGACATGGGTCTGCACCGCGATGCCGCGTTTTTCGCCGATCGAAATCTGCACCGTCAGCCCGAGCGCGATATCCTTGCCGGAATAAGTCGGTTCAACAGTATGCATGTCGGGCGGCGCCGGCCCGACATTCGCTTCACGCAAGGCCAAATCAGCCTCCTAAAATTTGTCTGGTGGTCAGGTTCGAGTTGCGACGGTTCAGATTGATGTTGCGCGGGCGCTTGTACCACTCGCGATTGGCGCCGCCGACCTCGTCCTCGTGGTTCCAGCACCGTTGCATGATGTCGCGCATGCTCTGCGCCTTCGGCTGGTTCACCGTGTAGGTAAAGCCGTGCAAATATTCGATGCCGTCGATCAGGATGCGGACCGCATGCCCGGGCAGGTCGATAAAAATGTCCTCCATCTGCAGTTCGGGCTCGTCGACCGACCGCGCCTCGTCCAGCGCCGCCTGCATGAACCGTTCTTCCTCGCGCGCTTTTTTCTCCTTGTTCACTTGTTCGTAGGCGCGCGCGCGGATCTCTTCCTTTTCCTCTTCGGTCAGGCTGCAATACTCGAGCCGATCGGTAAACGACCGCGGCAGTTTCGGCTTCGCCATGGCGAGCCTCCTAGGTATGAACGTAGCCGGCGCCGGCCGCGGCTCGCGCCGACACCACGATCGGCCAACCGGTCTGCGTGTCCCAGGCGACGAAATCGCCGGCAAAGAGTCGGAGGTGCCCGCGGTTGGGAATGATCAAGCCGCCGGTCTGCACATAGCAGTTCGGTAGGTTGAGCGCCGACACCGGGGCCGTTGCTGTTTTCTGATCGTCGTTGACGGCATTGAGCAACGAGGCGACATCGGCGGGGATCAGGTCGTTGGTGCCAACAACAAATCCCTGCAACGTCGTCGTCGCGGCCGTGCCGATAGTACGCAGTGCCATGATCTCACCCCAGCCCGCTGATCCACCCCTGCGGGATGGCGATGTTGCTGTTCAATTGTGCCGCCATGTCCGCCGCCGCGGCGTTGGTCAGCGTGGTGATGTCGGCGCCCGCCAGCGCGCCTCCGGTACCGCTGCCGACGATGCTCTGACCGTTGACTGCGTTCACCAGCGTCAGGTTCTGCGCGTTAGGGCCGCCCGGCGCCATGTTGTCAAGGCCGGGAGCGAGCCACTGGATAGAAAACCGATAGACAAGACGATAGGCCATAATGGTCCTCCACTCTCAGCCGAAGGTCAGGTTGAAGTTCGACGTCGACTCGATCCGCATCGCAAATTGTTGGTTTTGGATCAGCGTGCCATAGAACGCCTTCCAGCCAACAATTCTGAGCTGGTTTAACGGGTCCGACTTATCGGACTCTCTCAGGTAGGTAAATTTCACATCGTCCAATCGGACCTGGCCGTAGGCGCCGCGACCGAAGATAAAGTTCGGATACACGATGACGCCGGTGGCCGGCGCGGCCGGCGGGAACATCGACAGGCCGATGCCGGTGATAAGGATAGTCTGGCCCGGCGCGATGTTGGTCGCTTGGCCCGCGAGAGGACCGGAGGTCGGGCCTGCTGCCGTCAGACCAAGGTTGCTGGGCGTCGTTGAGCCGGCCTGCGAGACGTAGACGTTGAACGTAAAGCCGGCGAGCGCCGGCAGCACCACCTGGATATTCTGGCCGGCCGTTAACGTCACTGCGGCGGGGATCTGATAGATCCGGCTTTCATATTGGTTCTGACTGTCGCTGGCGGTGACTTGGATTGTGTAGTTGGCGGCGGTGAACGAACTGCCGGTGCCGGAGGCCGCCCCGGTAATCGCCGCCACGCCTGTGAACGACGGCACCAAGTTGGACATGCAGAACCGGATGCCCGACCACTCACCGATCTCGTAATTGTAGAGCCGGTTAATGTCGGAGTACGACCACGCCTGATTGATCGCCGAGTTTTCGCGCAAGTCGCCGGCAACAAACGGGTGCACCACCGCAACATAGTGCGGCATCGCCCGCGGGTTGTTCGAGGCTCGAGCGCCACCGGCATCGGCATCCAATTTGGTGTCAGTCATCTCGTCGCCCATGTAGCGTGGCGCGCCGAGGGTGAACAGCATCGCGTAGGCGCGGTTGAGCTCGTGGATGTTCATCACATCGCCGGCCACCAGTGACGCGCGCGCACCGCGCGAGTTCACGTAATTGACCTGGGCCAGGGCCATCAGCGAATTGAAGGTATTGCGCTCGAGGGTTTCCGCGACCTGCAGGCCGGTGAGCTCGATCGCCTTCTTGAACAGCGGGTGCTTGATGGTGAGCTCCGCGACATCGGTGATGGTGATCTTGTCGCCCCACTGCAGCGCGGTGGCCACGACCTGCTGGATGGTCATCAGCTCGCCGGCCGGCGGCACGCCTTCGGACAATGGCGCGAACGGCAGGGGGACACGTTGATAGCGGGTGGCGGTATAAGTGACCCCACGGCCCTTGGGGAGCTCGAGCGGATCACCGAAGTGATAGACGACCAATTGGCGACGGGCCAGCGGCAACGTCTTGTCGGCGATATAAGCCTCTACGTCAGCCTGGAATGAGCCACTTACGTTGGTAGGCATTGCCTATCTCCTCTAGAGCGGAAGATTAGCAAGCCTCTCCTCTAGTGTTTTGCCTCGGCCGCGCCGGTCCTGCTGAGTATCCGATCGACTGTTACCCGCTTGCACCGTTTGCTTCTCAACGCGCCGCCGAGCCTGGGCACTCTGATTCGATGGTTTCCCGTTCTCCCATCGGCTCACGACCTTGTCGCCGACCAGGTAGCACAACACGGCCCGCCGGCCGACATTGGCGCCACCTTGCACCAACCGGCTGCGTTCCGCCTCGACCCGGTCGCGGTAACGTCGATAGCCTTCGATGGAATTGGACCTCGTATCATAGAGAGACTTGTCGGTTGAATCCTGCATGCTGAAGCTTTGCTGCTGGAGCGCGCGCTGCGTGCGCCACTCCGAGTCCCGCAAATCTTCCGACATGCGTTCTTCGGGCGTCATAACTGCCCGACGTTGATTGCGCTGTTCTTCGGATTCTCGCTGTTGGTTCTGCTGCGAGCGCGAAACGAAATCATCGAACCTACGCTGCAACGCTTCGGTTTGCTCTTGCGAGCGGCGTAGATCCTCGTTCAGCGAACGGATGCGGTCATTTTCCCGCGGGCGACGATCGCGGGTCGGTGGTTCTGCCGGCGGGGCTAGGCGCTGATCCTCCGAATCTTCGTCATCCTGATCGCGCGCGGCGTCAGGGGCACGTTCTTCGTGGTCAGGCTGTTCGCCTTCCGGCAGATCGGCATCGGCCACCTCGTCAGCGCCTTCCGAGTCACTCTCTTCGGGCGGCTTGGTGTCGATGTCGTCGAGATTTACGTCGTCATCATCCGTAATCTTAGCCACAGCTACTCCAGAGGTGAGGTAACGGCCACCAGTCGAATAGCGGAATTATTGAACAAAGTTCCGGTTTGTCAATGGCTGCCGCCTTGACTGCCGCAACCGGCAATTAACTTGCTGATTAATTGATCTTTTGTCTCGTATTGATGCACGGTGCGGGTGTTCAATTCCCAGAAAATAAACAGCGTAAAACCGACAAACACCAGGTTCATCACAATAAGGGCCAGGGCTAGCGGCTGTTGCCTTAAACCTTCGGTGATCGAGGTCACGACCTTGCCGGCTTCTTGTGGGACCGTCATCTGTCGCCGTCCTGGCAAATCTTGGTCAAATGCTCCACTTCATGTGGCTGTTCCGTTACCGCTATTCTCTCTCCGGCCACATGCAGCAAAGTGCGCGTCCCGTGAACGTAATTATGTCTGGTCTGCACCGCCTCAATATACCCGATCTGCCGCGTGTCGACCGCGATCTCAGTGCCATCCGGCCGGTGCAATATGATTAAGCAACTGAGCGGAATGCTATAAAACACCGCGCGCACGGGGCATCATCCTGGGATCTCTGAGCTGGTCCTGGTGGATAATACCGGGCGGTTGCTGTCCGCCTCGAGGCACCTGGGTCTGAGCTCCCATCCGTGGCTGTCCTGGCATGCCGGGGCCGGCGCCGCCGGGGGTGCCGGGCTGTCCTGGTTGTTGTGGCTGTTGCTGCTGCATGGCCTGTTGCATTTGCGCTTGGTTCTTGGCCTGCATTTGCATCGAATGCCGCATCATGTGCTCGCGCAGCACGCCGGTGAGGTCGCCGGCCTCTTGGAATAGCTGGGCGTGGGCCTTGAGATGTTCTGGATCGTTGTCGAGCGGCGACACCGGCACCTGGGCGCCGGCCGCGAGCATCCGGTTTTCAAATTCGGGATCGAGCGAGAGGTTCTTTTTGGTATCCTGAAACACCTCGCTGGCCACCCGCGGCCCGAACAGGTTCTCCATGAAGGACTGCAGCACCGGCGCCATGTTCAGCTCGAAGCCTTTATAGAGCTGGGGCGGGATGCCGCGAATCATGTTCAGCCCCGCCATCTGCAATTGCATCTGCTGTGCCGAGCGCGCCGCCTCGACGCCGAACCATTTGACCTCCCAGCGCCGGTCCATTTGCACCGGCTCGATCATCTGCATGTTGATGTCTTTGCCGACGATGCCGAACTGCCGCAGCGTCAGCGGCCGATCCCGAAATTGGTGATCGAGGTAGACGAACCAGCGCAGGATCGGGGTCAAGATATCCATCTCGAGCCCGGTGACGATGTCCGACACAGTCAGGATATCGACCATCTGCTCTTGGGCGACCTGGGCCTGCGATGGTTTGCTCTTCTGCCCCTGCTGGCCCTGCGGCAGCATCGCCGGGTTAATTCCCAGCGTCTGGAAAATCTGCGCCTTAATCGCAGTGATGATGTCGAGGCCTTCCTTATAAAGCGGCGGGAATTGCGCGAACGTGGTGTCCTTCGGCGAGGTCTCCCAGACCGCACCGACGTTCAGGGTCATGGAATTGGTGCGCGGGTTCTTGGCCGGATCTGTCATAATGATCGGCATCAGGCCGAAGGCGCTGGAGTCGGCGGCCTCGTTCACCGTGTCGTTGGCGTAGTACTGCAAGGTCTCGACGTTCTTGAGCTCGCTGCGGCCCTTGAACGCGCCTTGCACCGGTGACGCTGCCGCCGAGATCAATGGGACAGCATCGCACCAATACGGATTGCGCTTAACAGATACAACAAGCTCAGGGCTCCCAAAGCGTATGCGAGCAATACGCCTCTCATCGCCGATCTTGATCTTGGCCCAACTCTCGTATACCAGACAAAACGTCTTGCTACCTTCGATCTTGACTCCCGCTGAATCACTGATTTTTTCCTCTTTGCTCGGCGTGCCGGCCGCGTCGCGTTTGGAGAATGTCTCGAGCAGCTCGTCGCCGGCATCCTCGTCGATCTCGCCGTCGCGAATCATCTGACGGATTTTTGCCTTGGACCAGCGCCGGATGATCGTCACCGAGCCGCCGCTGTCGATCGCATCCTTGACGCCGCGCGCAGTGAAAGGGAGCACCAACACATCGGCATCGGCCAGCACCTCGATGTCGGGCGTGCCGTGCTCGATCGTCTCTTCGGCGATGTCCCAGAACGGATCGGAATCCTCATCCTCGATATCCTGGTCGTCATCCACGGTGTGCTTGCGTTCGACGCGCCAGGTCACGTGATGCTCGACAGAGTTCCACGACATGTAGACGTTGTAGTGGCCTTCGATGTCGCCGTTTTTTAATAGCTGCGGCACGACCTGCGAGCGCATTCTTGTCTTACGGATGTAAAACTCCAGCAGCGCCATCAACGCTTCGGGTTTCGATTCCGAAGTGATGACCTCGACGTTCTTGCCGGACGGCGGGAAGATCTGATTGGTGTTTCGCACCTTTCGCGCATTGATCGCGTCGTGCACGATCGGGACGAATATTCTGCTGTTGCCGGCATAGAACTGCTTCGGGCCGAGCTCGCAATTGTAGATATCCCAATAGTCCATCTGCGAGTTCGACCGCTCCCACTGATCGGAGAAGCCGCGTTCGATATCCTTATAGAGCTCGAGACAGGCGTCGCGGATATCTTTGTCGTTGCACAGCTCCTCATTACGGTCGGAACTGTCGTCAAAATGCTGCTGCGCCGCGATCGCCTTGTCGCTGCGCTCAGAGGGCTCGATCAGAAGTTTTTTCGGGTCTTTGGCCATTACTTCTTCGGCGGATCTGGCTGCGGTTCGGCCGCTTTGCCGTCACTGGCAATTTTCTTTTCCCAGGTGACGCAAAAGTTCGAGATCCCTGCGCGCATGTCGCGCGTGATATTCGAATTAGTAGACGCGACATCACAAATGGACTGGATCGCCGCCTGCTCTTGCTCATTAACCTGGACCTCTCTCGCCATCGCGCTCGAGGTAAGGACCAGGACAATCAGAAACCACCTCATGCCACCCTCAAGAATTTCTTTGCTTCGGCCAGGCGTTTGGCCAGATCGTCTTTTTCCTCTTCCACCTTATGCGCCGCGGCGCGTACTTGTTTCTCGAGCTCCTCGAGGTTGCGTTCTCTGCCGTTCAGCATCAGCTCGCGCTGGTTCATGCGTGCCTCGTGCTGGTCCAGGCGCTTTTCCTTGGCGTCGAAATCGGCGCGCGCTTGATTGAAAAATTTGGTATCGGCCTCCAGTTTGGCGACGTTCCTGGCGTGCGTCTGTGTGGCCCGCTCGAGGCTAGCGGAAGCAACGCTGGCCTCACGGCGTTGCTGTACCGATTGGTTGTGAACATCGCGCGCTTTCTTTTCCGCCTCTTCGGCTTTTTGCACCCGGTCCTGTAAATCGCTTACCGTCTGTTTCATCTTGTCTGGATTGGCGAAGATCGACAGCAAATCCAAGAACCGCTGCAACGTGTCGAGATTGACCGGAGGGAGCATGATCGCCTCTATGTGTTGGTTATGACCGCGATCTGCTGACCGGGCCAGACGCCAAAATATTCAGTCTGATTGGCCGCCAGCCGCGCGTTCTGCGCGGTCGCGACCGGGTTGGTGCCGATGTTCACCGAGCAGATCACATCGGCATGCACGCGGATGAATTTTGTGGCGCCGGAAAAGGCCGCCGACTGTGCCGACCCGGCGGCGATCGCCACGGGTGCTTGCTGCAAAATGCCGGGGGCGCTGGCCGCCATCAATTTGTCGGACAGCGCCAGCACATCAGAGAACTCCCAGATGTATAAGAACGCCATGGCTCATCCTATTGGCAACTTAACGCCACGCTGATCTCGGCCAACACTTGTTGGGCTCGATCAGCGGTCAAGATACCGGCAGCCACTAGATGAGTAGCCGCACAGTCGATCGTCGTCGTCGCGCGCACGTTGATATTGGTCGCGGCTTGCGTATTAGTCCAACACTGCTTCACTGCGGCAATGCCTGACTGCTGGAACGCCTGTAATTCCGCTGTGGTAAATCTAGCCTGAAACGCCGCCTTGGTCATCTGCCAAGGCAATTTCACTCCCATCTGCGTCTCGGTTTGCTGACTGGATTGCTCCGACGTCGATAGCCCGACGACACCGCCGGAAACCTGATTGCTGGTGGTAGCGTCAAAGTTGGGATCGCCAGGGACCGTGGTGACTGCGGCGGTGTTGTCGGGTGCGACCTGACACGACCACCAGTATTTTGTCGTGATGCCATCACAATGCAGCGCAGTGCATTGTTGCTGGGACCGTGTGCAGCAGGCAGCGACCGAAGCCAATGACAGGAACTTGTTGTTGGTCGACGTCTGCTGCGCCAGCGCAGGGGTGGCGAGGAATATCAGGAGCCATTTCAGCATACTGCACCGAAGTTGCCGGAGCCGTAATAGGTTTGCTGGTTCTGGCAGATGGTGGTGCGATTGCCGGCAGTGAAACCGATATTCCACATACCGGCTTCCGACAGATTGCCGGTCAGGCTGTAAAGAGCGGCAGTCTGGTCGCTCATGACGGTGACTTTGAATGCGCCGGTGCAGCTGTTGCCCCCGGCATTGAGACTAGTTGTATCCACCCCGTCGACGTTCGCTGCCGAGCTGGTGCCGTTGAACACACCTTGCGTAGCGTGCGTGGTACTATCAGACATGGCAAAGGTCGCCGTCGCACCATTGTACAGGTAACCGGTATTGACGGTGTTATTCCATGACAACTGGCCGACGTTGGTGCATTCATAAACCACTTGTGTGTTGGTGAAATCGCCGGTTCTTTTGGCGACAGCTGAAACACTGTACGGAATAGCTATTGGCGTTGTATTGCCCGTTGCTTGCAAAAACGTATTGGCTGCGTTGGTACCCTGCATGCAGGCCGTCGTGCCGACACAACTAAAGGCGATCGTGGGCTGCTTCGCCGCTGTCCCTTGCGAAGCATCACAAGTACCGGTGCAGGCGCCTGCGAATGTGTGATCGTAAGCTTTGGTGACCGAGCAAGTCGTAGCGTTGCAAAACGTCGCTGCCGATAAGCCGTTACAAGCGCCGGCCGCGCACGATCCGGTCGTCGTGCAATTCGCAGTATTGCCGGGTGTGCCGGTGGTGGTGGCCAACAAATCGCAGGTATTATTGTCGGAGGCCCGACGCACAGTAACCAACTTTTGTGCGGTCGCTGCATTCCCTGCGCTGAAGGCGCGCAGCCCGTACCATGCCCTGGAGCCAGGGACCAGATCGCCGGGGCCGACATAGCTGGTGGCGCTGCAGTTAACGCTGAAGTTGCTGGTGCCATAGTAGGCCTGCTCGTTGACACACAGCGATGTGCGCTGGTTGGTGGTGAAGGCAACACCCCAACCACCCCACTCCCACAGATTATTCCACGAACTTTGCGCGCAACAGCTGCGGCCGATATAAGTAAAACTACTGTCCGGAACCGTGCTTGAGGTTCCGTATACGTCAAAACCATTGGTGCTGATCATGGACGCCGGGCTGGTGCCATTGATGACACAGTCAACCGCGGTGATACCAGAACTAAAGGAAGCACTACTGGAGATAACAGTCCCCGCACAAGTAAATATTCCCAGGCCCGTGTTACTTAACAGTGATATAGAGCCAAAAGCCCACATACTGGTATTGCCATGGCAACATGGACCGGTCGTGGTCACTGCGGTCATGCTATTGGGCGTGGCGTTTGACCAGCCAGCGAAGCTTGTATCCATCTCCCAGGCGCTGC